CTTTGTGACCAGCAGCAAGTAAGTGCGCTGCTAAGAATTAAGGAAACAGGCGATAAAGCACTGCTGAATCTTTTCGAAGGGGAGGCAGAAAAAGCCAAAGCGCGGCTTGTAATCGCAACCGACACGGTCTCAATCCACCGGTTGCAGGGTCGGGCAGAGGCATTCGAAGACTTACTGGCGGCAGTCGAAGATGCGCCAAAGGTAGGAAACCGCTCGTAAGAGCATGAAGAAGCATACCAAGACGGGAACAGCATACCCAAGGGCGCTGTGACACGGAGTTTGACGCTTTAAGGAGAACAATATGGCACTGCCGAAACAGGTGCAAAAGCAACTTGAAGAAGTGGAAGAACTGGAAAAAGCCTTAACAGCCCTGAATGACCCTGACAAAACTGAGGCAAACGAGCCAGACGTAGAACAGGTCGCCCTGGATACTGAGACGGGACAGCCAGCCAAGTCTAAAAAGAAGCCAAAACCTGAGAAAGCAGAGTCAGCTGACACGTCGCCGACGGACGTAGAGGACGAGAATTTTGCGCAGAAGTACAAAACCCTGCTGGGTAAGTACGAAGCGGAGGTTCCAAGGTTGCACCAGCAGCTACGGGATTTGACGCAACAGCTAGACCAGTTCCGAAAGGAACAAGAAGCGCAAAAAATCGAGCCGACAAAGCCGAAGGAGAAAGTCAGTCTTGTGACCGATGAAGATCGAGCCGAATTTGGTGAAGAACTTCTCGACGTTCAGCGTCGCATTGCGACAGAGGTCTCTCAAGAATACGAGGGCAGACTGGAGCAGCAAGACGCGGTTATCAAGAAGCTGGAAGAACAACTCCAGCAGACGGGCAACCAGATTGGAGAGGTAGGCTTTAGCCAGAGGTTAGCACAGCTAATTCCTGACTTTGCCCAAGTCGACAACGATGAACGCTGGGTTGCATGGCTAAACGAGCATGATCCTATGCTTAGAGGGCCGCGCAGAGTTCAGGCACAGAAGGCGTTTGATACAGGTGACGCAGAAGCCATAGCCCATTATGTGGGCCTTTGGAAAGAAACGTTAGCTGAACCAAGCGAACCAGAAAAGCCACCACGCCAGACAGAGCTTGAGAAGCAGGTCGCGCCGAACCGTTCTGCGAATTCCGTTCGTACGCAGAGTGCCAACCAGAACGCTAAAGTCTACTCACAAAGAGAGATAGACGGCGCTTGGACCAAGGTGCGCACACTGAATACACGGGGGCAGTACGCAGAGGCGGAGAAACTTGAAGCTGAGCTGACGTCTGCGTATATGGAAGGCCGCGTTCGAATGTGAACGTGTTAACATGTAAGCAGTTGTTGGGTCTTAACCAAACTCAATAGGAGGCCAAAATGGCTGCTGTATTCCCCGTCGTAAGCTCCGGTGCTTTCGATACAACCCCGTCATATTCTGGCGGATTTATCCCCCAACTGTGGTCGCAAAAACTAAACGCTAAGTTCTACGCGAGCACCATGATGACTGAAATTTCCAATACCAATTGGGAAGGCGAGATCAAAAACCAAGGCGATACAATTCGTATCCGTACTGCACCTTCGATCACTATCAATGATTATGCCGGTGCTGGCACGACCCTGACTTCTGAAGTACCCGTACCGATCTTCCAAGACATGCAGATCGACCAAGGTAAGTATTTCAGTGTGCAGGTCCACGACGTACTTGCCCACCAAGCCGATCTTGATCTGATGAACATGTTTACCGATGACGCAGCTAAACAGTTGAAGATAACCATCGAAAACGACACGTTCTTCAACTGGTTCGTCACCTCTGGCGCACACGCGTCGAACAAAGGTGCAACCGCTGGTGCAATCTCAGGTGCCTACAACTTGGGTACTGATACTGCCCCGATTGACCAGGCGACACCCGCAAACGTGTTGAACGCGATCTTGCAGATGTCTTCCGCGCTTGACGAGCAAAACATCCCCGAGGATGGCCGCTGGCTCATCATCTCCCCACGTGATCGTCAGCTTCTGATGCAGACAGATATTGCGCAAGCATATTTCACTGGAGATCAGTCAAGCACCATTCGTTCCGGTAAGATCGGGATGCTGGACCGCTTCACTGTGTATGTGTCCAACCTGCTTCCAAAAGGCCAAGCCGCTAAAGCACTTGTTGCCGGACTGTCCGCAACATCATCGGGTGCTTCAGTAACCAACGCTAAGGCACGCCGTATGATGGTCGCCGGTACAAGCCACGCTTGTTCGTTTGCTTCGCAAATCTCTAAGACAGAGCCTCTGCGTAACCAAAACGACTTCGGGGACATCGTCCGCGGTCTAGCCGTCTATGGCCGCAAGGTCGTAAAAAGCGACGCCATGGTCACTGCCCTGGTTGGATCTGCTTCCTAAACTGCCTAATGGGAGGGGCTTCGGTCCCTCCTAAACTCACAGGAGGCGTGGACCCATGGCGACAGTTAAAGTAATCGACATTATTCGAAACGTCGAGCACGTACTACAAGATACCAGCATACGTTGGCCCCGCACCGAGTTACAGAACTGGGTTAACGAGGCGTACCTTTCGGTTATCCTTCTTAGACCGGACGCCAACGCTAAGGCAGGGACTTTTACCTGCGCCGCAGGCTCCCGCCAGAGTCTTAC